GAGCACAACATGAAAAAGATCACTATAAAATATCAAGCAAGCGTCTTCACCCCCGCGGGATGGAGGGGTGTATATATAACCGCCGAGGCTGAGCAGACGTCGCAAAAAAATGGCGAAAGTTTTGCAGGTCACACTGATCGACGATGAAGCCCCTATCGGCTACACGTCAAGGACTGGCGCGAAGCGCCAGACATATCACGCCGCCGGAATCGCGAAGCGTGAAATCGGAAAAAATAAACGGCTAAGCTCGTGCACGATTATCGAAAAATAAGGAGAAACACATGACAGCAAAGGAGTCAAACGATGGCAATTGATCTAACAGATGTAGCACGCACGAAAAACACATCACCGCCGAGGATTTTAATTCACGGCCCGGAGAAGGTGGGCAAATCGACGCTTTTCGCGGGCGGGATGGTACGCACTGCAAACGGCATGGAGTTTGATCTATCATCGGCACCAAACCCGATTTTCGTCAGGACGGAGGATGGCTTGGGCGGGCTAGACGTTGACGCTTTCCCGCTGGCAGAGTCATATCAAGATGTGCTCGATGCGCTGGCTGTGCTCAGTACTGAGGAGCACGATTATAAGACGGTCGTGATCGACTCGGCGGACTGGCTGGAGCGGATCATACACGAAAAAGTGTGTGATGATGACAATGTGAAATCTATCGAGCTGGCCGGTGGCGGCTACGGCAAGGGCTACACTGTGGCTACATCGCACTGGCGAGAGATCCTACAGGCGCTTGACTATCTCAACAAGCGGCGCGGCATGATTGTTGGCATCATCTGTCACTCTAATGTCGTGACTTTTAATGACCCCGAGTCAGAGCCTTACGATCGCTATGAGATGAAACTGCATCAGCCGAAAAAAGGCACGGGTGCGAAAGACATGCTGTCAGAGTGGGCTGATATCATCGGCTTTGCGAATCGCAAAATACACGTCGCAGAGAAGCAGACTACAAGCGGGCAGAAGGTAGCGCGGGGAGTTGCACCGCACGGACTGAATAAGCTGAATTTGATAGCGGCACCGGGCTACGTAGCCGGCAATCGCTTCAACCTTCCGCAGACCATCGACCTGAGCTGGGACGCGCTCTATGGCGAGATCATTAAACATCACGGAGGTGGGAAGTGAGCAACCTAGCAACTGTCGCGGGCGAATGGCTGGCTTCAAAGGCAGCAGAGGCGGCCGCGGTCACGCATCGCCGGGAGTGTGAAGATAAAATGCTTTCACTGATCGGCATACCTGAAGATCTGGACGGAGTGGAAACCGCTGATGCACCGGGCGGCTACAAGATCAAGGTCGTCGGGCGCATCAACCGCCGGGTTGATGGCGATCTGGCGCAAGAAATCGCAGCGGAGAATGGACTTTCCGAACATCTGCAAACCCTGTTCAGGTGGAAGCCTGAGCTAAATGTGCGTGCGTGGTCGAATGCTGCGCGCGAAATCACCGGGCCACTAGCAGCGGCTATCATAGCCAAGCCGGGGCGCCCATCTTTTTCAATCACAAAAACAGAAACGGAGAAATAAAAAAAATGGCAAACTTAAACGAAACATACAACGCATCAGACCTGCCCGAATCATCGAGCTTTGACCCGGTGCCGGCTGGCACTTATACAGCGGTCATCACAGAGGCAGAGCTGAAACAGACGAAAGCAGGCACGGGTCAGTACATTAAGACACGCTATGACATCATAGGGCCAACACACCAGGGCCGCGTGATTTATAGCAATCTCAATATCAGAAATCCCAACCCCAAGGCAGAAGAAATCGGTCGTCAACAGCTCGGCGAGCTGATGCGGGCTATCGGGCTATCGTCTGTGTCTGATACTGATCAATTAATCGGTGGTAATTGTCAGATCAAAGTCAGCATTAAACCTGCTGACGGACAGTATGACGTAAGTAACGAAGTTAAAGGCTGGAGGGCCATCGGCGGAAGCAGTGCGCCTGTTCCAGCGGCTGCCGATAAGCCGGCAGAAGCAGTAAGAAAGGCGCCTTGGGCTAAGTAAAAAAAAATAGAGCCGGCCCTTCGGGGCTGGTTTTTTCAGGGAGACAGGCATGGTTAAAATAAATAATTTTAATGGCAGGAATTTTACCGGCAGGGATTTTACTGAGGCTGTGAAATGACAGCGGTTCCAGATTCAGAAAACAGCATCGCCAACTTGATAGACGCGGCGCATGAGGCGAGAAAAGAAGGCCCACGCCCACATTTGGGCGGCTCATTAATCGGCCATCCGTGCGACAGATGGTTATGGCTCTCATTCAGGCTGGCGGTGATTGAAGAATTCCCCGGCCGCATTCTGCGCTTGTTCAGGCGAGGGCGAAATGAAGAAGCCCAGATTGTCAGTGACCTGCGTGCTATCGGGATGCATATCACAGACACCGGCGCAAATCAGGCGCGGGTGAATTTCGGCAAGCATTTCAGCGGCAGTATTGACGGGATAGGCACGTATGTTCCTGGCGGAGGCACAAAGAAGCACATCTTAGAGTTCAAAACTCACTCAGACAAATCTTTCAAGGCCCTCACGAAAGACGGCGTACAGAAATCCAAGCCACAACACTGGGCGCAAGTGCAGGTGTATATGCTGGGGAAAGACATCGACCGCGCGCTATATGTCGCCATCAACAAAAATGACGATCATATCTATACCGAGCGAGTCAAACTCGATAAAAAAGAGGCTCAGAAATATGTTGACCGCGCTCACAGAATCACGATGGCTGAGCGTATGCCCGAGCCGCTGAGTCATGATCCCAGTTGGTACCAATGCAAATGGTGTCCTGGCCACCCTTTATGTTTCACTGAGCGATTAACGAAACAGATCAACTGCCGCACATGTGCCCACGCCACGCCATGCGAGGACTCAACATGGCATTGTGCCCGGCATGATGCCGGTGGCATACCTTTTGATTATCAGCTAACCGGCTGCGAGTCACATGTCCTGCATCCTGATCTGGTGCCGTGGAAAATGCTGGACAGTGTGAGCCGGTGGGAAGCGGTATACGAAATTGATGGCGTGCCGATCCGCAACGGTGAGGGTGATGCAAATGTTTTTGCGAGCGCTGAGCTTGTCTCTAATCTCAACGCGTGCCTGAGCGTTGTGCGTGGAGAGGCCCCTGAGATCGAAGGTCTGCACACAGTGCTCGGCGCAAGGGTGATGGGGTGAAATTAAGGGATTATCAGAAGAGGACAATTTACCAGCTATATGAGTGGTTCCGCGCAAACCCGAAAGGACATCCGTGCATTGTGCTGCCTACCGGCTCAGGAAAAAGCCACATCGTGGCCGAGCTGTGCAAAGGCGCGCTGCAATCATGGCCGGAAACGCGAATATTGATGCTGACGCATGTCAAGGAGCTCATAGAGCAGGACGCTGAAAAGATGCGCCAGCACTGGCCGGGTGCGCCGCTCGGCATATACAGCGCAGGCATGGGTAGGCGCGACCTTAGCGAACCGATTACTTTCGCCGGCATTCAGTCCGTTCGGGATAAGTCGGCGGCCATCGGACATGTTGATATCGTGATTATTGATGAGGCGCACACAGTGAGCCATCGCGCCGAAGGTGGCTATCGTAGCTTGATAGCCGATCTTGAGCTGATCAATCCTGGCCTTCGGGTCATCGGCTTGACCGCCACACCATTCCGCCTAGGCCACGGTTACATCACAGATGAGCCGGCCCTTTTCGATGCGCTCATTGAGCCGGTGAGTATCGAGGAGCTGGTATACAAGGGCTTTCTGTGCACGCTCAGGAGCAAGGTGGCAACTGAGCGACTGGATGCCAGCGGCCTGCGCAAGCGCGGCGGTGAGTACATCGGGGCCGAAATGCAGAAAGCATATGATACGGCTGACCATAATGCCCGCGTGGTGGATGAGGTGATTCTGCATGCAGGCGACCGGAAAAGCTGGCTCTTTTTTTGCGCCGGTGTGCAGCACGCGGAAAATATCTGCGCTGAACTGATTAATCGCGGAATCGCCGCCGCATGCGTGACCGGAAAAACGCCAAAAAAAGAGCGGGATCAAATCTTGACTGCGTTTAAAAACGGAGAAATTCAGGCACTGACGAACGCGAATGTCTTAACAACTGGCTTCGATGCGCCAGAAATTGATCTGATTGCTATGCTCCGCTCTACTATGTCACCCGGTCTATATATGCAGATGGCCGGGCGCGGCCTGCGTATCGCAGACGGAAAAACTGACTGTTTGGTGTTGGATTTCGCCGGTGTCGTGCAACAGCATGGCCCAATAACGGCCGTCAATCAGCCGAAGAAAAAGGGGGAAAAGGCGGGAGATGCGCCCGTAAAAGTATGCGACCACTGTCATGAGCTGGTGCACATATCTGTCATGGTCTGCCCGGCATGTGGTGCGCCGTTTCCTGAACCTGAAAAAAAGACGATGAGCCTGCATCATGATGACATCATGGGGCTTGATGCGCAGGAGATGACTGTCAGGGACTGGCAGTGGCGAGAACACACAAGCAGAGCCAGTGGCTTGCAGATGCTTAAGGCCACATATTACGGGGAGTTAAGCACGAAGCCGGTGACTGAATATCTGCCGATCCTGCACGATGGCTATGCCGGCCAGAAAGCCAGGCGCACACTGGTAGAGATAGCAGATAGTGCAGGGGAGACTCTGCCGGACGGGGGAGCGCTTGTAGAGCTGTGTGATCTGCTTAATAGTGCGCGTCATCCAGCGGTGATCGAGTATCGAATGGATGGAAAATTCCACAGAATATTAAACAGGAGCTGGGAATATGCCGCGACTGAACAGGCAGTCTGTGACAGAACATGAGCACCAGCGGGAATTTGTCCGGTGGTGGCGGCAATCAGGCCGCCCGACCATCTTCGCCATCCCAAACGGCGGGCATCGTAGTAAAGCACAGGCCTGTAGGCTCAAGGCAGAAGGTGTTCTGGCCGGAGTACTTGATCTGTTCTGCCCGGCTGAGCGAATGTGGATTGAGTTTAAAACGCCCACAGGCCGCTTGTCTCCGGTGCAAAAGGCGTTCGCGGAAGATGTGGAATCCTGTGGCTATAGAGTGATCGTAGCATATGGTTTTGATGATGCTATAGCTCAAGCTAATGGTGAGATCAAACGACACTGGAAACAAAAGCCTTGACATATAGCACAATGCGCGCTACTATAGGCACATAGGCACATAGAAAAGGTGACACCGACCAACGGGGTGCAGTGGGGGGGGAATTACAAGTGAACGAATCTCAGGAAGAAAAGCAGAAAGAACTACTTAGCGAAGGCAGTGGCTGTGATTGCTATGTGTTCGCAAGAGATGTGCCCGGAGCTGATGCCAAGGCACTGCAATACAGGGTGCTTGAAATCGGAGATGGCGAGGACATTTTAAGATTCGCAAAAAATATCCACGGTGCTGATATTCTAGCACTACAGGCGCGAGTGTTAGGGATCGGAGAGGCTTGGGGCTGCTACCGTTTCGCAAAAGATGTGCCCAGCGCTGACGTCCAGGCGCTGCAGGAGCGAGTGCTGGAAGTCGGAAATGGAGAGGACTGCTACATTTTCGCAAAAGATGTGCCAGGCGCGGACGTCCAGGCGCTACAGGAGCGAGTGCTGGAAGTCGGAGATGCTTGGGACTGCTATATGTTCGCAAAAGATGTGGCCGGCGCGGATGTCCAAGCGCTGCAAGCTCGGGTTTTGGGAATCGGAAATGGAGAGGACTGCTATGTGTTCGCAAAAATCGTGCCCGGAGCTGATGCCAAGGCACTGCAAGCGCGGGTTTTAGAAATCGGTGCTAGCTGGGACTGCTACATGTTCGCAAAAGACGTGCCCAGCGCTGATGTCCAAGCGCTACAGGAGCGAGTGTTGGAAACCGGAAATGGAGAGGACTGCTATGTGTTCGCAATCAATATACCAGGAGCTGATGTGCAGGCCTTGCAAGCGCGGGTG